GACTGATATTGATCATCCAGATCATTTGCAACTGTATCAATTTCGTCCACTGTATCAAATTCAGTCTGTGCTGAATTTGTATACGCATATCCTAAAGCCTGAGAATTTATAGCGCTATTCAACACAGCATTATTATCAGCCCGTTCTATTTTTCCGGCTGTGTTTTGTGTGATTGAATTATCATCATCACCAAAACCAAACAGCTTTTCCATTGTTTTTGCTGTGCTTTCAGTTGATCCGGTCGCTCCATCAATAACATCAAACAAAGAACCAATTTCATCAGCTAGATTTTGAGGAGCAACAATCAATGAGTTTATATTTGCTGATAAATCACCAATAGCCTCATTGATCAAATCAATATCAGAAGCAGCATCGCCAATAAAAGAAGTTGAATCAGTAAACGCTGTCACCATATCAGTGATTTTATCAATACCAGCCTGAAAATTATCTTTGTACTTGTTTGAAATAATAAATCTGCCAACAATGTCAGCATTCACGGCAGAGATAACAGCCGCATTACCAGCAACTAATTGAGATAGAGAGGTATTGGTTTGCTGGGGAATTCCTCTGTTTAGGCTAACCTCAAATGATGCAGATATAACAGAACGGCCAAACTCGGTAAAATTCTCACTCAAAGAAAACGTGGTGCAAAACACATCATCTATACGGCCATAGATAGGATGCTCTAAAATACCCGTACCAATACTGCCAAGAGCGGATAGTAATGAATCTCTATAAGAGAAATAATCCTGTCCCTGAGTATCAGATACAATTATTTCAAGCTGATATGATCGAGGCAAAGCGCCCAAATCTTCAATAAAATTGGTATCTCGATTAGGGAAGCTGTGGACAGCGTGCTTCCTACCGCCAGAAAGAGAGGCAGAATCAATGCGAATTTTTACCCCTTTATAGCGACCATCAATAACCTTTGCTTCATCAGTCATTATGCAGCCACCATATTAACGCCCATATTAAGGTTAGAAGATTTACCCGTCATCGATGTACTGTTGACTTTTGAACCTGGCGCAGCAGAAACGCTAATTTCTCCATTCAGAGAAGCAGAGCCATTGTTGACCGGTGCAACTGGTGCAGGCTTACTGAATAGATCAATTGCGCCGACTATCAATGAACCAAGAGGCCCAACAGCAAACATTAACAATACATCTTTGATGTTTAAGATTCTTGCCTTTAATTTATCAAAATAGGCGATGATAAACCCAATTGATGCGACCACAGCAGTAGCAACAAGGGCAGGTACGGCACCTATCACGCCGATAGCAGCAACCAAACCGCCCATCAATAACAATATTGGGCCAAGAGCGATAGCAATACCGGCAAATAATAGAATAGCTTTTCTGCTTCCCGGCTCTAACGCAGAAAGCGATTCAGCCACTGAAGTTAATTTCAGATTTAACTCTGTGGCAATTGGAAGCAAATCTTTGCCAAAACTTTCTTTCAGCTTGATATTAGATTGCTCTGCGCGCCTTGCTACGCTGGCGTAATCATTCCAAGTTCTCGATACATCGCCAACTGATTTGGTGCTTTGCTTCACAGCAATTTCAAGAATGGCAATAGCTTTGGCTTGATTTAAATCAACTCCCTGTGATCGCTGGATGACTTTCAAGCGATCTTTAAATTGTTTGGTATCTTGCTTAATGACAATACCAAGAGATTTGGCGCTTTCAGTTTCACCCAAGATGGCTTTGGTTAACGCAAGCCCGGCAGCTTCTGCCCCGCCTTCAAAATTTTGGAAGGATGCAAGATCAGCGCCGAGCGAGTTTACTTGTTTGGATAGATCAAATGCAGAATCGCCAGCAAAACCAAAGCCCACCAGCAAATCACCGGTTGAACTCAACATTCGTTGTGCTGTGGAATCAGCCAGCCCAAAGGATGTAGCAAATTCCGCAGCGCCTTTACTTGCAGCGGGGCCAATTTCATCAAATACTTGGTTGAACTTGTTGGCGGTTTCCTCTGCATTTGAGGCCGCGTCTACCATTGATCCAGCCATAAGCGCAAGCGGAGCGCTCACGGCGGCAGTCATAACAGCACCAGCTTTGGCGGTCTTCTTGCCCAAGCTGGTCATGTTCATTTCAAGTTTTTTTATTTTATCATTCACCGAGGACAGCGAACGCTTCATGCTCTGGTTGGCGACGTTGATTTTTTTCGCGGCGGCAGAATACTTATCCTGCAAGGCGATTATGAAGCTGACTTTATTTGCCATTTCGTGATTTCTCCATTTCCAACCGCCTCAACTCTGCTATTTCAATAGCGCACTTTGAAATCTCGAAAAACTCACAGAGAGGCATCCTTGCTAACTCTGTGTAGCTTATACCGCCTTCATAGAAAGCGGCAACCTTGCAAATTTCTAGCCGGTGTTGTTCTACAGACCATCCATCAGGGATGGTGCGGTAAAATTTGCCAGATATTCCCCAAGCATCCTTTCAAAATCGGCAATATCCATTTTTTCCATAAGGGGTGTTGTCAATTTAACCTCACCGTCAACCAGGGCAACGTCTTTGAACAACGCTTGGGCATACAAGAAAACCTGACTCATATTGCCTTTCGATTGGTACAAAATAGCCATGACTTGAGGGCCGGTTATATCTTCAGCTTCTCCGGGTTCTGGCTTGACTGCATCATCAGAACCACCTCCCAGATCAGATATAGCCGACACAAAAGCCTGCTTGATCGGTGCTATCTTGTCGATCTGCTTAAAGGTTGGTGCAGAAAGAGTGATAAATGCAGCCTTCTGATTTTCCCCTTTAATAGCGTATTCAAACGGTGTTTTTAATTCCACAGTGATCTCACTCATTGCGTTTTACCTTTTACTGTGCTGGGTTACTATTAAATTCAATATCAATATTACCGTCTTGTGATGCGTTTGTTTCTGGGTCTTCAAGAATACATGCCTTTGTGAAAATCTTGGTGACCCCAGAACCATTAGGGCCAATCAATTCAACAACATTGTCATTTTCGCTAACCTTCCATGCGCGTTTGTACGATTCGTTTTCAGCAGTGGATGGCATAGAAAACTTAACCATGCCAAACTTTGTCGCTAAGTCTTTAGAAAATACCTGCTCAGTCTGACCGCCACCCACTACCGCGTTGCGAACCTTGAATTCACCAAAACCATCTTTCCAACTCAAAGAGTCTGCGGTATAGGCTATTTGTTGGTTATTAACCAAAATCGTAAAATCATTTAATTGGTTAGCCATAAGTCATACTCCTTAGTTGATGCTAAAGGCGACTTTGCTGGTAATAGCAAGCTCGCGTAGTTGGGTAACGATAGGATCGGTGCTTTGAATGGTTACTTTGCCGAGCGCCTTATCAATGGAGATAACAAGGTTGTCATTAAAGAAATTTAAAGCATCTTCGCCAGATTCAAACAGTACAAAGTTTGATCCGCTTAAATCTTGATAGAGGCGTTTTGAAAAAGACCGGATAACTAATTCATTAGCCATATCACGACCTTTAATCACATCACCCTCAGTCAATCGAGACTGAGCAAAACGTGCGCGGTAATTATTATAACGGTATTCTCTGGCTTGGGTTGTTGTATCAACATAGCTCAAGAAACCAAACGTGACATCAGGATTTCCAGCGGAATCGTTGAGGTAAGTGGTTACAACTTCACCAGCAATAACAAGGTTAGCCGGAGGGTTGTTACCAATTACAGAAATACCGTTATTTTTTAAATCCTCAATCTCAGAATCATCAAACCCCCGACCTACTTTGATAGGCAGCAAATCAGCAAACGGCATATTGAAAAACGGCTTAGATGCCAACGCTGGGCCACCAAATGAATCAAGAGGGCCATTAGTGGTGATAACCAAATCAGCAACACTCACAGCGCTTGTGTCCAATCGCAATGCCCGAAAGCCTGCAAACTGAGCCGCTTTTACCATTGGAATTTCTACGATAGACGGGCCTTTGTAATTTGTTTCTGATTCAAGTTTGTCACCGAAAATAACTAGACTTTGACTATTTGGAGCCGCGCCAAGAGTTTTTAGATTGGCAACCGAGTCAGCTTTTGCTGTAAACCCAACACCATCTAACACTTTGCCATCTGCATTAAACCGAGGGTCAAGTAAACCAGTAAGCTCAGTCAGAGCATCAGGATAAGGCCACACAATGGCTTGATAGCGATTCTCACCAATAACATCAAACACACCGGTAAGGGTTGGATCAGTAGCACCAGAAGCCATGCCGACTACATCGGTGCTAGTAATACCGGCAACACTACCTCGTACTTCAATTCCGATACTGTTTCCGTATGTGCCAGCATTGATAGCTGTGAATGTTACAACCCCCGACACATTGCTTGCGGTCACGGGAACATCAAGATCAGCGTTAACCGCAGCAACAATAGCAGCCGCAACAGTTGTTTCGTTATTGGTATTGGCTACCGCAACGCTAAACTTATGGTTTTTCTCAGAACCGACAATGACTGTTAGGGTGCCAGCTTCACTAGCAGTGCCGACAACAGTAATTGTGCCAGTGGCAGCAACACCAGCGCCATTATCATCAAGAGCAATAACGTCAATCTGAATTGATTGATTTCGCACCTTATTAGCTCTGATCAGGGTCGCAAGCATCGAATCACGGCCAAATAGCGCATCTTCAGCGCCACCATTTGCGATTGATTGAACCAACGCCCCATTAGTAGCACTACCGGAAGTAGTCATCTGACCAACAAATAAGATTTTTTGCCCGGTATTGGTAACAGCCTGTGAAGCGTTGACGATATTAACTGTAGTTTTTGGTTGTAGGATAGTGGTCATTTAGACTTCCCCTTTTTTGGTTTAGAAGCCTTGACGACCTCAACGCAATTATCGACCAAAGCATCTTTTAAACGCTTCCGCCAAAACTGTTCTAATGGTATGCCGTTACTGTCTACTTGTACAGTGACAACCTGCCCAGAAGTATATCCACTGGCGCTATTAATTAATAATTTCATAACGGTTCATCATCCAAGTCAATTTCAGTGGTGAATGTCTCTGTGCCAAGATCAAGCCCGGTAATTAAACCGATGTCTCTAAAGGCTACCGATTCATTAGGAATAAACACATCGCCACCGCTCATTTGAATCGTCATCTCAAACGTAAACCGGTGAACATAAAACGCCGTGTTGTACGCATCAAATCCATGCTCTAAAAATTGCAGCGGGTTTAGTTTGCCCGTGTTCATCAGGCTATCAAACTTTTCAAGCAATATAGACTGACAAATAGGCTGCAATAGTTCCTCTGCTCTATCCCGTGAATCACGGCCCGCTATTTCATCAGCAGTTGGGAAAAACACATATAAGCTAACAGTCTGGATAATCCGTTGATTAAAGAATTGACCGCGTTGTATGTTGTCGGTTGCGTCTGTGTCAATGTTCTTGTTCTTGCTGGCTGTGCCGTCACCCATAACCACAAACAACCATGCTTGGCTTTGTGGTCGCTCGGTGTAAGCCTCAATGATTCGATCAATTGAGATAGCCGCGCCAATCCTCGGCCCAGTCTTGGCGAGAATGGTGCCGCTTGCAGGCGTAAACAGTGTTGAATCTGTGACCTGAAACACGAAAGAATCAGTTGTAGGCACCGCCGTTACTTCTTGCAGCCCGTTATAACTCTGATATGGATTTGTCCCGTTAAGCACCAATGGAAAGCCAGTGGCGGAAGTTGCTCCGGTGTCGGTCGTTATATAAGTAACTGTTCGGCGATT